TTTTGCTCCTGTTAGGTTACATACCAGCTAGTAAAAACGGATCAAACCTATTTCCTTTTGCAATAGTTTCAACAGCAGTTTCTTTTGTGTTTAAAGTGTTATATGCGGTTCCACCAACATATAGAACATCTGCAGCACCTACTTTTGGTAGACCGTCAAAATCAACAGTAAATCTAAGAGTATTGGCAGCATTTCTAGTTTCAATTAAGTTTGCAGAACCCGCCGTTGTCTTAGCCGCAAAAGCTACAGAGCCTGAAGCAGGAGTTACAGTGTCTCCAGTTTTTCTAAAATAAGGAGAACCAGTTACACCGGTTACTAGGCCTGCTTCAATATTACCCAAACGAGCTGACAAAGAAGACCAGGTTGCAGTTTGAGCAAAAGTTCCTAAGTAACTAGAAGCAAGTAGGGTTGTACCTAAGGACACTTCAAGAGCACGTGTCTCATCTTGAAGCACGTTTATGTGGTCAGCAAATACTGTGTCTACAAGGTCTACCTTTGGGGTAAACGATCTAATTGAGCTTGGATATTGAGCAACCATTTCTCACCTATTCTATTCTCTTGGTTTATTCTCTAAGATCTTAGAGCGGCTGTCATGACAAACCGCCAGTTACGTTAATAATGAAGTTTGAAGTTTGTAAAACAGGCATTTGCCCGTTTACAAGCTGAACCCCTGCGGTAGAGGCGCTTGAACCATTATCGGTGTTTAGCTTGCTAATCAGTACTGACTGTACTCCGGCTATTCCCGCAGCTTTAGCCATAACTGCTGAGTAGGCAACTAATTGACCAAAACTAACGCTTTCGTAGGCAAACAAACCACCTGGATTTAAAAAAGCATCTCGAATGTTTTGTTGCACATCGTCATTGTTATACGCAGAGTTAGCTACAACATCTAAAGTTACGTAAAAATCTACATAAGTAGGGGGTTGAATAGTTACAGTTGTTCCAACAGGAATTTTATCTAATAAGTAAGCTGACACTTCGCTAGATAATTGCGTCCAACCAGAAGTAGGGCTACCACTAACAGTTCCTGGAGTTACTGAATCATCGTTTTGTGTTTGCAAATAAAGAGTCACTGAGCTGTACACAGAAGCTACCGCTTTTGCACGACCGACTGTAGATACTTGGGTAGCTAATGATGCATAGTCAGATAAAGTAACCGCTCTACGACGTGCGGTAATTGCATCTTTAACCTTTGCACGAATCTGATCGTTGTCATCCCCATCAGCGCCTCCATATGAGGCAGATGGATTTGTTACAGATAGGTATCCAATAGCTTCTGGAACAGTGTTACCCGGAATAAAGGTTACTTCTTCAATAGTTCCAGAGTTAAGGTTTCCAGCAACACCCGCGCTTGTTCGGTACAAAGCACTAATAATTTGTCCAGCAGGCGGTACAGCTCCATTAATTCCATCACCAAACTCAAGAGAAGTTGTTCCATCTTCATCTATGTTTGTAGTAAATACAAGTTGGTTTGGCCCTGCTTCAGTCAAGGACTCTACGTAATTCCACGGAGTAAACGCAACTCCTTGCCCAACATAAACAATTACTGAATTGTCAACAATGTTAGAATCAATTAACGAGATAACTTGTCCAGCTGTACCATCTGAAGTTCCTAGGTTTACTGGGAGAGGTTTGTTAGTAGTTGGGCTAACTAAGTCAGGTCTGTCTGTATTTACTGTTTTTCCTTCTTGACAAAGCAAAGTAACAGTATCTCCAGGAGCTAATTGAGTAGCGTTTTCTATAGTTTCAAAATAAACCTCTGTGTAATCTCCATACAAAAGAGTAGCTAAAACTTGAGTTCCCACTGGAATATCTAAAGTGATATCGCTAATGTTTTCGAATACCACACTAACTCTTGCCGGTGTAGGTCCTGAAACTCTGTAACCGTATAGCTTTCCTAGATCAACAAGGGTTTTTCTACGAGCAGCTGTATCAAGATTTAACTCATTTGCTACGCGGTCAATATAGTAGGACATAACGTCGCCCATATAAGCAAACGACTCTAAAAGAATAGTTCCTAAATCATTAGGGTCATCAGCAGTCCAGGCATAGTTTGTTCTAACGTTAACTAAGCTAGTTAGGTCTTCCACCAAAGATTGGTAATCTCTGGAGGTGTAGTCTATCTGGGAAGGTACTTCATTAGCCATTATTCATCACCTCGTAGTGGTCGCGTCTGGATTTAAAGTTGTGCTTAAAACTTGAATATTGGTTGTAGTAAAATCCGGCAAAGTTATGTTTAGTTCTACGGATACTTGTCCGTCCTCTAAAAACCCAATAACGTTTACTTTTTCTACTGTAAGTTCTGGAATCCAAGTGGCTATTGCAGAACGAACCGCCTGATTTATTGCGGCTTCTACTTTTCCTTGATTTTCAAACATAGCTGCGCCCATATTTGTACCGTACGTTGGTCTCATAGGACGTTCTCCAATAGCGGTGGACAAAAGGGTCAACACTCGGTCTTGGTATATTTTTTCCTGTGTAGTTGTGCTAGTTGTTTTGCCAAAGGGATCCAGAGTAAATGGGAAAGATATAGCTTTCATCCTTGTACTCCTATCCATACTGGCTCTTCCAGCAATCCTGCAACAAACATAATCCACACACGCTGACCCTTGTTAGGGACGTACCTGTGTGGCGTATGCTCGTCGGTGCTAGTTGCATCGTTAAACATACTGGTCTTGGCGTCTGAGCCATTCCATTTTTTTGTTGCGTCTACGGCTGTTTTATGCGGGTGTTTAAGGGTACCAGCGCCTCCTTTTGCTACAACGGTCAACGCGGGGATAGTTACAGGGTGTGTATGTGCAGTTCCTCCTGAAGCAGACCCCGAGGTAACTGACGTTGAGGATGTGGTTAATAGTGCCGCAATTTGAGCTGCAGTATGCTCTTGATGGTCAGGGTGGTTTGCGTTATGGGTAATTGGCAATACAGCTTTTGCCCACCCCGTAACCTCTTGTCCAGTAACAGTAACTTGAACCTTAATGCGACCTTTTTTTAAAGGATCGTTAATTTCTTTAACTATGCCCTCATAGATACCAAAAAATCTAACACGACCCTGTGGATCCTGCATGTAGGTTTCTTGGCTAATATCGTCTGTTGTCATTTAGCACTCCAAGTAACTTCTCGTCTTACCTGAGAAAAGTCTGGAACTTCTCCCCTATATATGTTAGGAGTATACTTTGTTGCAGCGGGTCTAGCGTTAGGCGCAGGGACATTCTTAAACGATTTAGTAGCTTTTACGCCTAAATCTGTTTTTCCGTTGTTTACCCCAATAGAGTAGTTGTTTAGTTTTGCGCCTTTTGTAGTCAAAGATTGGTTAGCTAATTCAGCCTCAAAATCTCTTTTTCCAGAATTAGTACCTGCGGCGGCATCTGCATCCCCAAGTTTATCTGCACCAATGGATACCTCAAGTTGATAAGCCATATTTCCACTACCAAATAAATGACTAACTTCTAAAACCGTCCAATATCCGGACATGCCTTGATCTAAGTTATCTAGGTATATAACCTCTCCTACTTGAACGTTTGCGTCTCCCGCAAGAGTGACCGTTCCACGATAGTTGTAGCGGTAGCCTTCGGCAATATCCTCAGCAATGTATTTAGCGTCAGCTAAGCTAGTAGCAACTTCAAAAGGAAGGTGTTTTACAAATTTTGCTTTTTTAGGTTGTTTGCTATGTGGACTGGTCATTTTTTCAAGAATTTCTTATTAGGTACGACCGCTCCAAGAGTTTTCTTAGCTGCAGGCTTAATTGCGTGTTTGGTTGCGATAGGTTTGTTATTTGTTTGATGTAGGCCACTTACTACTCGGTCTACTGTAGATCCTACAAAGTCTGGTGTTTCATCAGATACATGGGGTACAAAATCAAAAATTGTACCCATTTGCTGAATAACTCTAGATGTAGGGGCAGCACCTTCTTTAAAGAAATAAGAAGATTTAGGTTTGCTAGAGGTAGCTAATTTATTTTTAGACATAAAGTAAATTGTAGTTCCGTTTATTTTTAGTCCAAAACCAGTTTGTTTAGCTAAACGTCGAAGCAATTGCCAATCACTTTGACCACCTTGACCAATACTAGAAAACACTCTAGGGTGGCGTTGAGTAACCGCTTTCATGCCGTACTGTTTTGCAATTTTTTGCACTATTTGGTCAGCCGTAACGTTTTTGTAAATTTTTTGTTTAGTATTTTTTAACAAGTAAGTTGGTGAAGCACATATGATGGTGGTTGAGTTGTCTGCTACTGTTCCAGGGATAACTGTATGTACGTAGCCAACCCAGGTAGCTTTTGCTTGACCACCCGAGTAGTTAAAGGTTACTGGGTCTCCAGAACCAATAAACGTACTAGAGTCCTCAACTTTTCCGGCATACTTAAGCACTAGCAAGTCGTGATGCTCAAACTTTTGTTCTAACCTTGCACTTAAAAGAGTTAAAGGAAAATTAGGGTTTAGCTCAAAGATTACTTCCCTACTTGAGTCTCTTTCTATAGGGGTAACAACAAGTTTCTTTTTAGTTAATGGTACTGCAGCCATATTAACTCCTTGGAATTCTTATGATAGTTCCAGGCTTAATAGAAAAAGCATCAGGAATATCTGGGTTAATATCCAAAAGTTCCCACCAACGTGTAGCGTCAGACAAATACACAGCGGCTAAATAATCTAGGCGGTCTCCGTCAACCCAGGTGTACTCAATGTACGTAACTCTAGTAGACTCAGGAAAAGCTCGATAAACCGTCCAGTTATAAGCTTGAGTAGACTTGTTCTTAATCTGTTGGGCGTCGCCATCATAATAACGAGAGTTTCTATAAACCGCCATTATGCCTTCTTTCCTTGGTAACCACTGTAAGGGTTAGTAGCGTTATTAGCTTTGATAATTGGGCTAAGGTTGTTAAGTGCATCTGCTTGAAGATACTTAGAGCCCTTAGTTGGGATATCAGGAATACGCTCAAGTTGAATCTGCACTACAGTTCTAATAGGGATCATTTCTCTAGTAAACATGCTATGTTCAATAGACAAACTGCTAAGGACTACCTTATATCGCATGTGATCAGAGACTTTAAATACAAAAGGAATTTGAGCAATATAACCCATATTAGCCGTAAGCATTTCGAGTTTGTCTTTAGGGTTTCTTCCTAAAAGTGTAGACTCTTGTGGATTTCCATTAAGAACTCTAAATAAGTACTCAAGATCGTACTCAGTTCCTCTGTGTAAAATTCCAGCGCATTGTTCTGGATCCATATCTACAGGGTATGGCCCTCTTTGAAGAACAGTTCCCGCAGGTTGGTCTCGTTTCCAAGCACGCATAGTGTTCATGTCTGCTACGCGGTCAAGCAAGATATTTACAGTAATGTACCCACCAATACCCGCAGCTACTAAAACTGCCCCGTTTTCATTAGGTCGTGTCCAGTCAACTTGACTATTTGAGTTCATGCTGTAGCTAAGGTATTGAGGGTTGTATAAAAACCTAAATCCCCAAAAACGATTTAAAGCGGCAGCTTTAGAATACTTATCTGCATTTGGAGCTTTTCCAGAAGAAATATCTACGGTATCTGGGTCAATGTAAAAACTAGCGAGTTGATCATAAACGTTATCGTCAGAGTAATTTTTTTCAGCGTCATTCCAAATACGGGCAGCAAAATGTCTCGTAGCAATGTGTGGATATGGATTAAAGTTATCTGCTTTTTTAACAGACTCAGGGGTTGTTATAGGGGGTGGGTTTCCTCCACCACCACCGCCGCCAGTTAAATTACAGTTTTTTGTAGCAGCCAGTAGTTTTTTAGCTTTTTGCCAACCACTGTCTTTTTTATTAAAATCATAGTTATATTCTCGTTTATTGTTTAACTTATCTTCCCTAATAAGTTGACCTAGTTCGTTAAAGTATTTAACCGTGATTGTTACTTCCCATTTAGGGCCAAGGTTCTTGTTTGTTTCTTCCGCCGTACGGTTTACTTGTACAGCGTTATGTAACCATCTACGAGCCCATAACCTTGTTTTAGAGCAGTACTCATATTCAGGATTTTGACCAAAAGCAAATCCTCCATCTGTTTGGCTTACGGTTTCAGGAACTCCTGGAGGAGTATCTTTTTTACTAAAAATAGAAGAAGGGATAGTAGTTCCAGAAGCAATACTTACGTCTGCCCAAATGCCATTAATTTGAACTTGCACTGTAAATTTAGGCGCAACAGTTCCATTAATACCTTTAGGTTTTAAAGTAAAATCATAGTACTTATCGTCAATTGTTCTAATGCCTTTTACATCACAAATAGTTTTTACTGACTCTTTAAATGTGGCGTAAGCACCGGTATCAAGAACTCTAGACTTTACGTTACCGTCGCCTGAAATTGCAACTCCCCCATCAGGTATAACAGTGCTGTTTTTATAAACTGTTATTCTGTAAATTACGTCAGAGTCAATCATCACAGACTTAGTTTTAGTAAACTTTACTCCGTAGATATCTGCGTATTGTTCTTTGTCTGTGCTGTACTTATTAAGCTCGTACGCATCAACTGTGTATTTATAGCCTGCAGGTGCTGTCGCCATTAGTACGCCCCTATCTTCTTAAGGTCTTTATCATTAGCAATTGCGGCTTTAAATTTTTCAAGAAGAAGCTGTACTTCTCCGTCGCTAGCCTTAGCAATGTTAACTGTCATGTTTACGTTAATAGACGTATCAGAACTACGGCCAGAGTTTCTTAAACGATCAGCCTGGCCCTTATTAAGTACCATTTCATCATCATGT